TAATAATTTATTTATTGTCAAATCTACTTATTTTTTTTTTTTTAGGTGTTTTTTCAATGTTGTTATTAAACCATTCTTTACCCATATAATTTACAATACTTTTTCGGTTACTTGATGAATTAATTATACTTTTTATACTATGTTTTATATGAGCAGAAGGGAAAAAATAACTATACCACTTTTCACCATAATATTCAGTTATAATTTTATGGTCTTTTTTAGATAATTTTAATAGTGAATCCATAAAATTTAATTTTATAATTTTATTTAAAATTTTTTTCACATCTTCTGGTACTAAATTACCTAAAAATATATATACTAAAAATTGGTTTCTTCTATTTTTATTCTTATATCGGTGTATTATCTTAATAGGATCTTTCATATTAATAATAAATAGATTTTATTAAATTAATTTAATTTAATAAAATATACTTTTTGATTTTTAAAAGTTTATGATTATCTTTTTTAACTATATCTTCAAAATAATACATGTATATATATGTTGATATAATATTTATAATACTGTTGATGATAATATCATTCCGCAATATTCTTCAGGATTAGCATAATAATCTTTATATTTATATATTTTAAGTTTGATAGCTTGTTCAGCTAAAAATTTAAAAATGTTTATAAATAAAGAACCGTGACCAATTTCCGGACAAGCTATATGTGCTAATTCATGAATCGCAACATACATTAATAAGTTCATTTTATGATATTTACCTGTTTTTTTACTTTTAAGACAAAATACCAATTCTTCTCCTTTATTAACACTATAACTAGTAAGATTACTATCTGGTAACCCTTCATGAATAGTAGTTCTATTATTGTTAAACCCTGTTTTTAAAAGTGTTATATATTGTTTATATTCAGGAAAATCATTTATATTTTTTACTAAATAATTTCTTAAAATATATAATTTTTCTGTTAATTTAGATAATATTTTAGAGCTTTTAAATTTATCTTCATTATTCTGAACTAAAAATCTTGTTCCAAAATCATTATTTTCAATATAAACTAATTTATTATTATTATAAAATAAAAATATATAAATTAATATTATTAATGTTATAATTAACAAAGTTTCTTTCATATAAATAAAATTAGAAAAAATTTAAAAAATAAAAATCTATCTTATATATATCATGGGAAATTTTAACACTAAACAAAATGCCGAAAACTGGAATGATATTAATACAGAAGATATTAGTTCAACAATTCCATACATGTCAGGTATGAACAAAGAGTCCACCGATTTAGCTAACGTTTTAACAAACTACCTTAATACCGATACCGAAAGTGAACAAAATAACACCACTTTTATGAAAAAATACAATGTCATTAATAATGAACGAAATGAAAGAACTTCCACCGAATTATCTGCTACATCTCCATTTATTACATCAGAACTTTATAAAAAAATGGTTCAAACTAAAAACATGGAAGGTGGTGGTAAAGATGATAGTTCATCTACATCAACTACATCTGATTATGAACAAAAACAATCATCTGTTAAAAAAGTTTTAACAGCTAATTCAGATATTTCAACTAGAGAATCAGCTGCTAGTAGAGGAGAATTTTCTTATCAATCATCTTCTGCTCATACTGGAGGTAATTTATCAACTGATTCTGCTGTGGGTTCACCATCTGAAGTAGAAGACAATAATTCTGAAACAGATGTTAATATTACTGATTCACCTACAGAAGAAGATAAATCAGAAGAAGATAAATCTGAAAAAGAAAATAAATCAGATAAAGAGCCTAAAATAGAAGAAACATCTGAAGTTAATGAATCTACAATTGAAAATGATAATTCAGCAAATGATTCTGAAAAACAAGTATCTACTAGTTCTGAAATTAAAACTAGTGATATTAACATGGTTTCAATTAATACTGAATAAATTAAAAGTTATTTATTTAATAATCTTTTAATTATTTGTTTATGCTTCATCTTAATTGGATTGTCCTGCAGCAGTATTAGAACTTAATGATAAAAGATCTTCTCCCCTACTTAACAAAATCATTTGTGCAAGATCACAACCTTTTCCTTCAACCAAAGATTTAAAATATTTTTGAAGCATACTATCAGATAAAAACTTTAAACTGGGTGTTGAATTTGTAACTTCTTTTTTTACAATTTCTCTACTACTATCTTCAAGAGTTTTATCAACTTCCTCAAGAAATTTTTCACCACTTCTAAGAGCGTTCATTTTAGATTTATTAATTTCAAAACATACCATATATATACTAAACTATAGAAAATTTTTAAATATATATTTTTATATCAATTTAAAAATTTAGTTGTTTAATGCTGTTTTAATTGCATTAAAGTATGCTTTAGAAACGGCCGCGGTATTTTGAGCACTATTCATAATTCCAACAAGGTCATTAACTAATTCATCACTAACTACCTCACTACCAAATACTTTTACTAATACATTTGTGATGTTAGCTTCTAAAGTATCATCTACTACAATTACAGAATTTAAAATATTAGAAAGAGCTTCTGCTGCTTTTTCAACGGTGATATTATCTATATCATCCAAAAGAGAAAGACTTCTTAATTCATTCTCATCGTCTCTTAAATCAATGTATTTTTTCCCTTCTTCATTTGTCCCAAGTTTACCATATAAGTCTAATTCATCATCACGATTAACATCTAAACTAAGAAACGTTTCTTGATTAATAACAGTATTTTTCAAAATAGATTCAGTTCCGGTTAAAAGATAATCATCCCATAATGTAGATTCAGTAGGTTCATGTTCTCCATCTAAATTTGCAACAGTGTATTCAGTACCACCAATATTTATAACAGGCATATATAATAAACGATATAAAAAAAAATTGAAAATTTTTATAATATTTTTAAATATTTATATGTGTCATATCCCAGATATAGAAGAACTTTCTAAACCTAATTTTAATGAAATTAGTAATATTGAAGTAAATTTTGTAAAAGATTTAATTAAAGATACAATTAATGTATCAACCAAGCAACGAATTGATGTTATTTCTAGAAAAGTAGGAAGAAAACATCATATACATCTTTCTAAAAACAGAATTCGTCGAATTTATTCTGATAATTTTTCAACTATGGAAACAAATCCATTATTTAGAAGTTGGATGATTAAACGAATTATGAGAAAACAATCAGGTGTATTAGTTATAACAGTAGTGCTTGCACCTGAATGGAAACCAACTAAATATCGTAAAGGATCAAGTTTTTCTTGCTCTAAAAAGTGTTCTTATTGTCCAACCGAAACTGATCTAGCAGGTAATCCTACTCAGCCAAAATCATATCTTTCTGGTGAACCTGCTATGAGAAGAGCTACACGACATAACTTTTCTGTTCAAGGTCAAATTTATGATAGATTTGAATGTTACCAACACAATGGTGTGATTAGTTTGGAAGACATGAATAAAAAGAATCATATGTTTAAATGTGAGTTTATTATCTCAGGAGGAACTTGGGAATGTTATCCAGAAGATTATCGTGATAGTGTCATTCAAGAAATTTATTGGGCATGTAATAGTTATGGAATGGAAAATCGTGAAATGAAATCTATAGACCAAGAGATAACTATTAATGAAACAGCGCGATTTAGGGTAGTAGGAATGACTCTAGAAACTAGACCAGATTTTATTAATAAATATAGTATTCGTAAATATAGAAATTATGGAGTTACCAGAATTCAAATTGGAGTGCAACATTATGATGATGTTATTCTAAAAAAGATTAAGCGTGATTGTTATACACGAGATACTATTAAGGCTATTAGACTGTTAAAACAAGCAGGTCTAAAAGTTGTAGTCCATTTAATGCCTGATCTTCCTGGTAGTTCACCAATGAAAGATAAATGGATGTTTCAACAGGCTATAGAAAATCCGGACTTACAATTTGATGATGTTAAAATTTATCCTACTGCTGTTTGTAAATCTCATGATGAAAATCTTATTGTACATAGTGAAATTGGAGATTGGTATGAGAATGGAACCTATAAACCTTATAGTGAAACGAATCTTAATCAACTTATTGAAGTATTAGAATACTATCTTACTAATATGAATCCTTGGGTAAGGATTCAACGTCTTGTTCGAGATATTCCAACAAATGAAATAGAAGCAGGTTATTGTAAGAAGGTAAATCTTAGACAAATGATTAATGATAAGATTAAAAAGGAAAATAAGAAATGTTTAGATATTAGATTTATGGAAATTAAAGATAGAAAGTTTCCTAATAATCATAATCGTTTGGTTGTTTATCCTTATAATGCATCTGAAGGTATGGAGTTTCATATTCAATTCGAAGCACATTCTATACCATGGTATAAAGATTTCTATTATACTCTATTCTTGATAGCTGCCTGGTTTTGTAGAATTTTTGGAATATATGTTTATTATAAGGGTAATAAGAATACCTATCAGGCTGTTTATGGTTTTTGTCGCCTTAGATTGGATAATAACCCAGGAGGTAAAATTCTACCGGACCTTAATGATTGTGCAATGATAAGAGAGGTTCATGTTTATGGTAATAGTGTTAGTATAAACAAAAAGCAAAAAGATGCTCAGCATCGTGGTTTTGGACGTAAAATGGTAAAAATTGCTGAGAATATTGCAAGACAGCATAATTATCATAAAATGGCGATTATTGCAGGAGTAGGAACTCGTCAATATTATCAGAATAAATGTGGGTATCATCTACCATCAGATAGTACCTACATGATGAAATTTATTTAATCAGTTGATTCATAATTGTTTGATTCTTCATTATTATTTGATTCTTCATTATCTCTGGAAAGATCCATTTTATCTACCATATTAACCATATCTTCCATTTGTTTAACTTGTTCATCTGTCATATTGGCATCTTTTGAAAGTTGTTTCATGAAATTACCAATATCCATATTACCATTACTATCTGTCATATTACTTAGTTTATTAAACATTCCCATCATATTAGCCATATTAGGACCACTTTCTGTAGGTGCTTCTATTTTTACATCATCTGTGGAAAAGTTTTCGTCAATAATAACAGTTTCTTTAGGTTTAGCAGGTGCTCCTCCCATACTTTTCATCATTTTATCTAAACCTGGTACTGAACCCGTAACATTTTCTAAAAGTTTTTCAATCTCAATTTCTCCATTGTTAATTTTATCTTGATATTTACTATTAATCATTTCTGTAATTTCCATTACACTTTCTAATGGATTTCCTTGACCGTTTTGTAATCTAACCTCAAAATTGCTAATGATGTCATTAATCATGTTATTGGTATCTTCATTTACATCTAAATCTAGTGGATTTTTAACTGGAATTTCTGTTTGTTTAATATTACGTTCTTCAATAGCTTTTTCACGTTTAGTTTTAATTGCTTCTTCTAACATGTTAATCTTATCTACATTTTCTTCTTTATTTTCTAATAGTCTTGTCAGAACAATTAATTGTAAATAAGTCCATAATGTATCTTTAATAACTTGAGTTTGATTATTGAAAATATTTTTTAGAGTCAGTGTAGAACCAAATAAAGAAGTTGATAAGTTTTTTGTTTTTTCATTTTTTGATGAAAAAGCTTTAATTTTTCTTTTTTGAAAAAGTCCAAACAATTCACTATCTTCCAATAGTTCAGAAAAAAGTTCAATACTTTGAAGTTTAAGATCATCTTCCATTATTAGAATACTAGTAATATTATCAGCATCTTCAGGAAATAATTTCATTAATTCTTCCAACAATTGATTATAACTACCTAATGTCATTTCGGGATTACTCATTAATGTATTATTAAATATTTATTTAAATATTATTAATTAATTTAATTAATTAAATTAATTATATTATTTAGAAATCATCATCGGTTTCAAAAATGTTTTCTCTACCTTCATTTAAAACACTACTTAATTGATATTGACTTACACGATGTTCAAAAAAGTTTGTTTTACCTTCTAAACTGATACTTTCCATAAAATCAAATGGATTTGCTGTTCCCCAAACTTTCTGATATCCCAATTGACATAAAAGTCTATCTGCAACATATTCAATATATTGACTCATCAATTCACTGTTCATTCCTAGAAGAGAACATGGTAAACTTTCACAAATAAATTCCTTTTCAATCATCACTGCCTCTCTAAACATATTTTCTATTTCTTCTTTAGATGGTTTATCTTTAATATGTTCATAAAGCAGACAAGCAAAATCTGTATGAGAAGCTTCATCTCTACTAATTAATTCATTAGCTTGACATAGTCCAGGCATTAGATTTTTCTTTTTTAACCAGAAAATGCTACAAAAACTTCCTGAAAAGAAAATACCTTCAACAATAGCAAATGCAATCAATCTTTTAGCAAAACTATCTTTTGAACCAATCCAATTAATAGCCCATTTTGCCTTCTTACTAATACATGGGTAATTACTAATAGCATTCAACAATTTATTTTTTTCAATAGGTTCTTTAATAATATTGTCTATCATTAATGAGTACATTTCTGAATGAATATTTTCCATCATCATTTGAAAAGAATAAGCTATCTTAGCTTCCAACACTTCAACATCTGCCATAAACCTATCTCCTAAATTTAAGTTTACAATACCATCACTTGCAGCAAAAAAACCTAAAACCATCTTAATAAAGTGTTTTTCATTGTCATTAAGTTTCTCAAAATCGGAGGCATCTTTACTAAGATCAACTTCTTCTGCTGTCCAGAATGCAGCTTGTTGTTTTTTGTAAGCTTTCCAGATTTTTGAAAACTTTAATGGAAAAACAGCTAGGCGATTGTTTTCAGGATTTTGTAAAACTTCTAAATTGGGGGATTTAACTTCTGAGTTCATATATATATCATATATAGAAATATTTAAACAATTTTTTTCCAAAATATTTAAATATTAACTAGATGTTTCGTATAAAGGATAAATTATCAATATGGTCCTATATATTTATATATATATATATAAAAAAATTGATTGTTTCATATATTTATAACTTTAACAATGCCTATTCATGTGAAAAGATTAAAAAAAGAACTTACTCGAATTAAAGAAAGCCCTATAGAAAGAGTCAATATATTTCCTCGTGAAGATAATATTCTAGTTTGGGAAGGTTATATTGAAGGTCCAGTTGATTCACCTTACAGTGAAGGTAAATTTCCACTTATTATGAAATTTGACGAATCGTATCCAGTAAAACCACCTTCTGTAAAATTTACTAAATTTGTATTTCATCCTAATATTTATAGAGATGGAAAAATCTGTATAGATATTTTGCAAAATAATTGGGCTCCATCTCTTAACATCCAATCTATTTTAATGAGTCTAATATCACTATTCGATGATCCTAATGTTAATTCTCCTGCAAACCGTGATGCTGCTATACTCTATAGAGATGATAGAAGCAAATTTAATGAAAAGGTTAGAGAATATATTAGTAAATAGTTTAATTTATGTAATTTGGTAAAGAATTAATATTAAAAGGATAACCTGAAGTTGGTGCAACTTGGTTCATTGGAGCAGCTGCAGGCCCCATATGACCAGCAACTGGATTCATAGGCCCCATATGACCAGCAACTGGATTCATAGGCCCCATATGACCAGCAACTGGACTCATTGGTCCCATATGACCAGCAACTGGATTCATAGGCCCCATATGACCAGCAACTGGACTCATTGGTCCCATATGACCAGCAACTGGACTCATTGGTCCCATATGACCAGCAACTGGACTCATTGGTCCCATATGACCAGCAACTGGACTCATTGGTGCTTGGTTAACCGAACCTGGTATTTGCATTTGTTGATAGTAATTTGGTAAAGAATTCATCTCACCATTAAAGTATTTATAATTCATAGGTGGTGCCATATTTTGAAATAAATTAGCATTAAAATCAGTAGGAGTTAATGTGGGTGCTTGTACCATAGGTTGAGCCATCATATTAGGTTGACCTACCATACCTGAGTTAATTGGCATCTGAGAAGTCATTTGTTGTCTAAGTTGAGGATTAAATTCAGGTGTGTATGTTGGTAAATTTGATTCTACTTTATTTATTTCACTATCATCTTCAGATGAAAATATTATATCTCTCATAATTTCAGTTTCAGTTTTATCTTGTTTACTTTTACTTTTACTTTTACTTTTTTTTTTATTTTTTTTAGATGTACTTTTTGAAGTTTTTTTAGAAGTTTTTTTAAGTTTTCTATTACCTTTAACAGGTTTATTTTTTTTTACACTAGTTTTTTTGCTAGGTTTTTTAATAGATTTTTTAGAAGCTTTCTTACTACCCATTATATATATATCAATTTAGATATTTTTATTTTATTTTTTAAATAAAATAAAAATTATTATTACATTTTTTAAATTAATTTATAATAATTTTAAACAGTTTCTCTTACCCATACTTTTAAATGTTTAGTTACATCATTTTTTGAAAAAAGATTTTTATTTTCAAATGAAATATATTTTAGTTTTTTAGAAACTCTATTAGTTTCATTTATTTCAACAGCAACTAAATAATATTTAAAACTATTTTTGATAATTAAGACTTCAGAGTGTAATACAATCATTTCATCGTAAAGATTTATACTTTTGTTACTTGCATCACTAGCTTCCTTTTCATTTTTCATTGCAGTAATTACAGTTTTGTATTTATTTAAAACTTCATCATTTACTGTATTTTTATTATCATTCATGTTATCTTTAGCTTCTATAAGTTTATTAATATTAAAAGATTTAATGAATGGATCTTCGTCTTTTTTTTTGCCATGAAATCTAAATCTTTCAATTAACTCATCTGAAATATTAATATTTACAGATTTGTTAATTTCTTCTTTAGAAGTAATTGGTTTGAAAGCAAATAAACTAGCATTATTAAATGATGAATATATTGTAGCACCTACTTGTAAATAATGGTTTGTTGGATTACTTTCTTCAACTGTATCAGGGTCTGATACATTAGCCAAGTAAAATGTGTCTCTGTCTTTATTTATTTTGTAGAAACTTCCATGTAATTCAACACCATCTGAATTTTTATTATCGTATATATTTAATCTTGTACTTCCACTTGGACTCCAATCAAAAAATATATAATTATTAACTAATTCTACTTCTACTTCTTTTTTATCAACCATTTTTTTAATTTTAAATTTAACCATATTATTTTTAGATTCTACTAAACTTTCTCTGATTTGTAATTTTTTATTTTCAAAATCATAAATTAAATATAGTTCACGGTCTCCTTTTTTAAAAATAATTTTTTCATCCTTGATTTGGAAAATTCCTAATTTTGGATTTATAATCATATTTTTTTTATCTTCATTTTGTTCTTGGTTACTTTCATCATGAATTTTTAGATGAATTAAGTTAGCTTCATCGTTAAGAGTAATAAAAGGGTCATTAGCTAAAAATGATTCTCTCATATTATCTTTTTTTGTAAATATAGCAAAACCTCCAATTTCTTTGTGTTCTTCTAAATATCTAGGATACAAAGAAATATAATTAGTTTGTGATTCATTATAAATTCTAATATGCGAGTAAACATTAAAATCTAATTTTAAATCAACTTTAACATCTTCTTCTGATTTATCAATCGTAGTAACTTCTTTTGCACCACTATCTTTTGTTTCTGTGAAATTTTCAATATATATTTTATCACCAAATGCGGTATAAATAAAACTCATATATTATTATTTATATAATTTTTTTTATTATTTTTCTTTTCTTTTTTTAATTTCTTTTATACTCTTTCTCAAATTAGAATTTTCTTTTTCTAGTTCTATTATTTTTTTTAAATATTTTGCTTTTATTTTTTTTTCTATTTTTTTCTTGAGTTCTCTGTAATCCATTTTTTTATAAAATATGCTAGTTTTTATTTGAACCGACCAAGTAATTTTATTATTTCCTAAAACGATATAACCATCTTTAATATTAACCTTGTTAAGAAATCCACCTAATCTAAATAATTTATTACCATTAGATTCTACTGTAAAATATCTTAAATGAGTTCCTATATTAATTTTTGAGATATCATCAACCCGTGAATATTCTTTTAATTTTTTTTTTATTTCATCAGTAGATAATTTATTTTTAGATGATTTTTTCTTTATTTTGTTTTCCATATATATTTATGAGAGATTAATCTTTATTATCAATTTTTTATATTTTAACTATCTTTATCACTTTCTGAATCATATTTATCATAATATTTTAAAAATAATTCTCTAACCATATCATTTCTATCTTTTTTCTGAAAAATATAATTTTTATTAAAACCAACTTTATAAAATTTTTTATATTTTTTTTGAAGTAAAATAAGATAATAACTACCATTTTCATTTATAAGGTTTGTTAATATCCCACCTTGTCTTAGTTCTAATCTATTATTAATATATTTTATATATACACCATAATTTATTTCTTTTAAAGTTTTTTCATCTTCAATATAAATATAATCATTTATTAATTCAGGATAATTATTGAGATCTATAAAATCTGAATCTGACATTAATAACAAACATAATTTTTGTTTATTAAAGTTTTTTTATAAATAGGTTGTTCTTATATTTCACTAGTATTTATAGAATTTTATTTATAGAATTTTATTTAAATAATAAATTAGTATAATATCATAATGGACTGGACAACATATTTTAATAAAGATATTCTATTTATAGATAATAATTCTTATATATCAAATTTAAACTTACTAGCTAAAAAAAATTATCTTGATACATTAAAAATGAAAGAATTGCAATTTCTTAAGGAATTGGAAGAATTAAAAAAGATGACAATTAATGAATTCAACTTAGAATGTTATAAACCAAAAAATAGTTTACAATTATTAGAAGAGCAAAAAAATATTATACTTACATTAAATAGATATTGTTTAAAATTAAATAAAATAGATTTTGATTTTATTATAAATACTTTGAATTATTTATTAAAAATATCTTTAATTCTTAAAGGAAGATTAAATCAAAAAGATGTTGTATTAGTAGCAAAAGATAATATTCAAAGATGTTCATATAAATTTTGTAAATTTAAAGAAAATTGTACTTATAATTATTCTCATAAAAAAAATGTATGTTACCAAGATCATTATGTACATAATATGGTAATATGTGATCTTAACCAAATAATAAATTTTATCTTAAAAAATAAAGATAGTGATAAATTACACTTAAATGATTTTTCTAAATCAATTAATACTATATCATTTGTAATTAACCACATGTATAAAGAATTAAATTCAAGATGTCTATATATTAAATTAGATAAAGAAATTGAAAGAGAACATATTAGTAAACATAAATAAATCCTTTTAAAAAAATGTATTTTAATATTATAAATGAGTAAAATATTAACATTAGAACAAATTAATATAAAATTAAAACAGTTAGAAAAAATTAATGACCTTGATGAAAAGTTAGAACATATTAAATCACTAAAAGAACATATTTATCAATATCAAACTAAAATTAATAAACATAAAAATGATATCGAAAATGAAAATAATTATATTATTGATGATAAATATAAAAACCTTTCTTTTCAAGAATTAAAAAAAGTATTTGAAGAAGATGAACTTGATATTGATAGTAAACTAAAAATTTATCAAACTTATAGTAAGAGATTAATCCTATTAGAAGATGAATTATTTGAACCAATGTAATATATATCTATATATCAATTTCTAAACATATATATATATATGTTTAATAATGTTATTATAATTATGATAATCCTAATCCTACTCAATTTAAGTCTAAAAGAAAATCTTGGTAATTTAGGAGATTTAACTGGTGGAAATGTTGGTTCATGTTCAAAAAGATTTGAGTGCAAAGAGGTTTGCAATGATTTATATGAAGATAATCAAGAAAGAAGAAGATGTAAAACACTTTGTGAAAATAAACATCAATGTAGATAAATATATTGATACTATATATAATATCAATATATATAATATATGGATCTTTTAAAAATATTTAAAAAATATCAATTCGTAATCTTATTTGTTGTATTACTTTATTTCTTAACTTGTTCTAGTGAAAACCTATCAGCTTCACCAAATAGAGAATATACTAATATTATTAAAACTATTTGTCATAGTGTGTCTAATAAAGAAGGCTGTGTAGATTCTTACAAAAACAAATGTATAGAAATGGAATGTAGAGGTAAAGCTGGAACAGAATTAGGAAACTGTAATAATAGTTGCACCAGTATTTCTTTATAATATATATATGTTAAAAATTTTCAATTAGTATTATGTGTAATTTTATTTTGTGCTTTCAAAAAATCAAATCTTTATATTCATACCATGTATCATTTTCCAAAAACTTAAAAAAAAATTGATTTACATTAAAAAAATTGATTTTAAAAATAAAATATATTAATTATTAATGTCACTAATATCTCCATATATAGATACTTTTCAATATACACGTATCAAATTAGAACCACACTATTTCAATAGTGATCTAGAATCAAATCTATTACATATCTTGAGACAAAAAGAGTCTAAAAAATGTAATAAAAATGGGTTTATAGATGAGATATACCAAATAGAAAATTATAAAGGAGGTTATATTAGTCCAGAAAATCTTTCTGGTAGCGCAATGTTTGATATAAAATATAATTGTAGAATTTGCTATCCAACTATACGTAGTACAATAATCGTCCAAGTTAAGACTATTAACCAAGAATTAGTTGTTGGAACTAATGGACCGATATTTATTTTTATTCCAAAAGAAGAAATTGATAGTACTTTTTGGGATTTCTCAGAAAACTTTAATAATAAAAAAACAGGGAAAAAACTAACAGAAAATGATTTCGTAAAGGTTGAAATTCTTGATAGAAGAATTAACCAAGGCGGTTTTGTTATTAATACTATAGGTAAATTACTTGACCATGCTTCTAGCAGCGAAGTCAAGAAATATTATGGAGTTATTGAAGATGAAATTGAAGATGAAAACTTTATTTAATCATACTAAAGGTATCTTTCTCAATACTATCTAAAATATCACTATCATAATTTGAATTAATCCAATCATTTATATCTAATTTATTATTTTTCAAAACTTCATCTCGTAGCTTTGAAATATTATTACTAAAATTCCTAATCATATCAGGTATTTTAACTTTATTAACTTTTAACTTATTAATAAGTTTTTCTGCTAAAGTTTTGATATCAAAATTATTATATTTTATTCTTTGATATGTCCACCATATACACCAAATAGCACAAAATCCATTAGGATCTCCAATTTTCCTACATTGTTCTGTCATTAGATTTTCTAAAGCTTGAAATCCTACATTAGGAAGATAATCTTTAGGTTGTTTATAAGTATAATCTTCAAAAATATTTTTAAGTTTATTTTTTAAATTCATGTCTAATAATTTTTCATTAAAAAAGAATCCGTCTGGGCTTAATGCACCATGTGGTTCAAATCTAGATATTACTTTATTAACATTATCAATAATAAGAATATTAGCATGAGAATTATCATTACTTAATTCTATACTAATTGGAATAATAATAAACCTTTTTTTTATTTTTTCTGAAGATTTTTTATAAACTTCTAATTTTTTATCAAGATATGAAGGATAAAATATATTAATTGAAAACCAATTAATTTCAAAATTAGAAAAATCTAGTTTATAAGGATAATCCTTGTTCATTTTAGAATAATATTCTTCCAATTCATTATTTTCAGTCAAAGGATATTCAATCAAAATATCAATACTATTAAGATTATTTTTTAAATAAATTAATCCATAAATAATATCAATTGATGAACCAGTATAATAACAATCTGTCATGGGAATTCCATTATTAATTTTAATTTCATTATTTCTTTTAGTAGGTAAAGCTTTTTCTTTTAGTAATATTTTTCTTCTAATAATTTCAAAACATTTATCTTCATTTTTTAGATTTTTTGTATGTTTTTTAATATTATAATCATTTTCTAAAGTTTTATAATTTTTATCTAAACAATGTCTTTCCCATTTTTCTAAATTATCTTTATCAACTTTTGATAAAGCATCATAGTATTTTTTTACAAAAATATTAACTATATCTGGGTTAGTTTTTACAATATCAACTATATCATTACCTTCTAAATTTACAATTAATGGATTTATTTTCTTTTTCTTTATTATATCTAAAGATATATCGTCGAGAGAATTTTTTAACAGGTTAAAGGCAACACTTTCACCATCATTATTAATAAGATTAAAATTAGTATTATCTACTAATTTCTGAAAAGATTTAGGATTCATTTGATGTAATTTATAGAATAGTTCATTATTTTGAATAATCAGATGGAATGGTGTTAATCCATTCAGGTTTTGATAATTAAAAGTTTCAAATATATCTATAATTTTAATAATAATTTCATATCTGTTTTCTAGAATAGCATAATGAAGAATAGTATTACCATATTTATCTGATTGTGTTGGATTTATAGTGGGTTGATTTATCAGAATATCAAATTCTTTTATCATATCATTTACTACCGTAATAATTAATGGATTTATATAATATTCTTTTTCAGCTAGGTTAATATCTATTATTTTTTTTATTATTTTTTCAAATATAGTTTCATCATTTTGTTGTAAAACTAAATATAGAAATGACTCATTATTATCATTAACAAATGAAAAGTCTTCATATTTTTCTATAAGAAAGTTAAGTATTTTTGTTCTATTTAATTTCAAAGCTAAATGAAAACAATTTAACCCTAATATATTTTTATGATAGGGATCAAAATTATTATTAATCATATAAACAAACATATCATATCTATTAAAAATAATTGAGTAAAATATAGAAGTATTATTTTTTTTATCTTTGATATTTTGAATAGAAATACCGATTTTCTTTTTGTTATAATCAATTATTTTTTTTAAAGTATCAAAATAATTAAATTTAATAATATCATAGAGAATAGTTCTACCATCATAATCTATATTATCAATAGGTAATAATTCATTTTTTATCAAGTAATCAAGTGTCTTTTTCTTATTAAAACTAATTATCATATTAAAAAATTCTTTTTTTGTAAGAGTAATTTTTTGATTTTTATCTGTTAATACTATATTTTTTTTTAAATCACCTATATTTTTTATAATAATATCATCATCAATATTTAAAATCATATTATTATACTATTGATTTTTTTTAAAAGAATAATTCTATAGTTCCTGGTACAACAAGACGATAAGCTATACCTACACCACAATTAATGTTACTTCTTTTAATTTCCATTATTTGTCCAGGTTGAGCATCATAATATCTTGCCATAAAATCACAATCTTGAATTTTAGGAAGATTTGATTCTTTATATTGTTTTTTAATAATTTCAGCTTCTTCTTCAGAAATTATACGATGTTCTTGAATAAAGTCTTTAGAAGGAACATCTTCATCAAAATTTAATAATTCAAAAACTTGGCTATTAGGATACACTTTAACTTGTTTATAAACTTTTTTTGTAATATTAGGTAAACACAATATTTTTACAGTTTTAATATTTTGGCCTAAAAAATCATCAATACTAGAATTTTTAGGAATACTACTGATAGTATTAGAGATTAAGTTAATTGCAACTTTAGTATCACTAATATCACTTTTAAACTTAAATATTGTATTCATCATAGAATCAGGTTTATTAGCTTTATAAATTTTATCCACATCTTTAATAACTCCCCTTCTTTTTAATAACTTGAGAATATTCATAAATCGAATTTGATTCATTTCTACTGAACTATAGGTTAGTCTAACACTTTGCATTATATTATAACTAAGTTATTTTTTTTAAAATCAATTTTTTTAACTTTTTTGGAAAATTAAAAAAATGAATATTATTATTAAAATTTTAAAGATAATTTATTACAAATACAAAAAATTGACTTTTTATAAATTAAAAAAATAATAATGTACAGCAGTGTATTAAACAAGGTTCCTTCTTTATTTGTTACTATGAGAACATCTAATACTAACAATATGAAAAAGAATAGGAATGCTAAAATGATTGCAATTCCTGAATTTAGAGTAAACCTGTTACCAGGATATACCGTATCAGAAAAAATAGATGGAAGTTGTAGATTATTATATCAGGGTAAGGTATGGAAAAGACGGGATATTAAAAGAAACAAAAAAACAGGAAAGTTTAAAACTCCACCAAGTAGTTGGGTTCAATTTATTAAAAAACCAACTTTAGAAAATCATAGGATTGGATTTATACCTATCGATCTTAATAGTAAAGAAGATAAATGGGATAAAAGTGCTATAGATACTAATAATAGTATTATGGTTCATTCAGTGACAGAAGGTATATTTAATAGTAAATTTGTCAATCTAGATGAATTACCTGATATGGTTACAATGGAATTTATTGGACCTAAAGTACAGGGTAATCCATATAATATTAAACATCATGGATATTACCTTCATGGTTCTGCAGTAATAAATGACTTAAAATTAAACTTAGATAATGCAGATGAATCATTACAACATGTAAAAGATTATATTATTGAAAAAAATAAAGAAAGATTTTTTGAAGGAATAGTTGTTTCGCAAAATAATAATTATTACAAATTCCATCATAATTATATATAAAAATTGGATAAGATTGTATATATTCGTGTCATCTTAATAACTTTATAACAATACTAAGTAAAGTTATAAAAATTGAAATTTTAAAATACTAGCAGCCCTTTAGATAATATCTAATGGGCTGGTGAGCTTTTTCAATACACACATGATGAGATGTATGTGATTAAAAACGGTAACACAGACAAGACATCAATAAGATGTATTATTTATCCAAATGATATATCTTTACATTATATTACTATAATGTATTTACACAGATAGGGAACATGATTCCAAAATATTGTTTTATTAAATTTTTAATATATTTTTATTAAATTTTTCTAATTTAATAAAAAATTGAAAATATTAATTTATTCTTATTTTAATGACATCTGTCAAAACAAATATTAATTTTATTGCTATTATATTTAGCATTATTTTCCAACTCATCCTCTTTAAATCTACTCATGCTAATAGTGTAAGAGGGAATCAATATAGTGTTAGTAATATTGAATGTCTTCCAAATACAAATGGAAGTAATTGTATCTGTCCAGGTAATTGTTTGTCTTATGACAATTCTACTGGATATTGTCAACCTCATGATTGTTGGAAATGGGATGAAATGAAGAGTGAATGTGTAGAAGATGGGAAATCTTTTGTTCCTGCTATCATATTACAAGCTATTCCATTTACTGGAATGTTCGGGTCTGGCTTTGGAAATATCGGAAGATGGGATATTTTTGGAGCCTACATGGGTCTATTTTTCGGAGGATGTTTACTAGTTTGTTGTATGACACTTTTTTGTGGTTCAAATAGTAAGGATGACGATAGTGTTAAATTGTGCAGTGGTTGTGGAGGTTGTCTTTGGGGTCTAGCTGTAACAAGTCTTTATATTTGGGGTATTGTAGTGATTGCCAATAAAGAGTATGAAGCTTCGTGGGAAAATTGGAAAGGAGAATCTATTATGTGTCCATTAGTTGGTTAAAATAATAATTAAGAAATATTTTATTTATAGCTGCGTATAGTATTTTAAAATATTTTATATAATATATTTTTTAGGGTTCTAAAACCCAAAAAAATTGAAAATAATAATAAAATTCTCTGCAAGAATTTTATATTTTCCTTTTTTTTATAATTTTAAAATTTACAATTTTAATAATTATAAAAAAATTGATATTAAGAAATATATTTCTATTATATTAATATGTATAATCCATTTGTTGTAAGGCTAGAAAACAAAAAAATAGATTTAACAAAGTTGAATAAAGAAGTTATATTTTCTTCTATCATCAATCAACCTATTACTAGTAATGGTTTTCATTATTTCATTCATAGAACAAAAGATGCAATGTCGATAACTAATAAATTAGATACCAAAGAAAAGTTTTATCTGATTGTCTCACCATTTGAACATAGAACACCTGATTGGAAAGATAATCTTACAAATGTAACTAAAAAATATTTTAACTTATCTGCAAAAGAAGAACCTCGTATTCTTTCTCGTGCGTTTTATAAAATGTGGGAAATCCTATATTATTTTGATCTAGCGAACGAAAAAGATTTTGTTCATGCTGCACTTGCAGAAGGTCCGGGTGCATTTATCCAAGCAGTACTTAAATATAGACAACAATATGATATTACCGGAAAAAAAGATAAATCGTTTGGAGTAACTATTCACCCCGAAAAAGGAAATTATATTGAAATGGGTAAACAATTTATGAGTTATTATGATGCTAAATTTCCAGGAATTTTAAATATTCATAAAACTTATCCACGTAAAACTGCTATGAAATATAAATCTAGAGATAATGGTGATATTACTGATGTTAAAACTATCAGTAACTTTAAAAGAGATATTAAGAAAAATAAAAAATATGCAAATCTTGTTACTGCTGACGGTGGCTTTGAATGGAATAATGAAAATTATCAAGAACAAGAAGCTTATCGTCTTATTCTAGGTCAAATAGTAGCAGCACTAAGAGTTCAAGCTAAAGGAGGAACATTTGTCTTAAAATTATTTGAAACTTTTACTGATGTTACTATTAAAATGATAATGATAGTGTCTAGTTTTTATGATGAAGCATATATGTTTAAACCATTCTTTTCACGTTCATCTAATTCTGAAAGATATTTAGTAGTAAAAGGCTTTAAATACAGTCAAACTAAGGATAAAAAATTTTTAGACCAACAATTAGAAATCTTAGAAGGAGTTCTTACTAAGATGAATGTTGAAAAATTTACTATGGATATTTTTGAAGATTTAGAAATTTCTACAAAACTTAAGCAACAATTTATTTTTATTAATAAGAAGATAGCTAACGTTCAACAAATTATGATTAATAAAATTGTTAAATATATTAAAGGAAATAACTATTTTGGAGAGGACTTTCATAATTATAAAGATAATCAGATTAAAGCAGTTAACTGGTGGGTATCAACTTTTTATCCTGACAAGAAAGGATACAAAGAAACTCTTGAAAAAAATACCAAAGAATTTGATAGAATGATAAATTATAATATGAAAGAGATTGAAAATTTTTCAAAACAACTAATTGCTAATTAATTTATTTTATAAACAAATAATTTATTAAATCTTAGTAATAACGGTCGATAAATATTTTCTTTACTAATTAATTTATATTTGTTTAGTAATTTACTTTTATATAAATGTGGACTTCCTAAAAAAAGGTCTCCAGTGAGATAAACTATATATATAGTTTTCATACATTTAGCTGTAATCAGTTTAAACAATTTATGATACATTTTTTTAGCATCATTATAATTAAAAGAAAAGAATGGTTCATAAAGATAAATGACAGAAGGTATGTTAAGATAATTATAAGTTAATGCATTAGCTAGTACTAATTCTATCATTTCATTAATTGATTTAGAATTTTGATGAGTTTCGTAATCATATTCAATCCCTATATATTTTTTAAACATATTGGGTTCGAATACTTTATTTATCATATTTCCATCACCGCATCCTATATCATAAAAAATAAAGTTATTATGTAATGTTATTTTATTTTTTAAATTTTTTATGATAATTCTAATTATATATTCAGGTGTAGGTATATTTTTTTTATTATTTAATATATAATAAATAACTTGTTTATTATAATATAATTGAAATATTACAATACAAGTTATTATTATT